CTTTGTTGTGGTTCATGTGAACATTCAGAGCATTGTGGAGCCAAGTCCCATCAGCTTTCATGTCCATTTCACTGACATTAAAACCAACACCAGAATCAAACTGGTTACCCGAAGGAGCTTTAAAATTAAAGCTTCTTGAACGAGACTGACCGTGCTTGCGCCAATTGCTTATCTTTACGTTATTTCTCATTGAATTTCCTCCTCAATGGATTGTTTCGACCTGTCATGGTCATCTTCAGAGTGCCGACATCAGGCACTGACGAGGAGGAGGATTGCCAAGCTCTAAGAGCTCTAGACTCACAGGTTTTCAGTCTTTGGTGTTGGACTGGAAGCCACTCTCAGTTCCCATCACTGTGGGAGTTTGTCGCACTTTCAACCTTCCCTTCCCTCAGTCTTCCGACTCGGTCTGGTTGAACTCAAACTTGAGTTTGTTCTGATTACTCAGATCCTCCTCGCTAGTGCCACCTAGCTGAACCTCAAGCTCTTGTGAGAGGCTCAGTGCTTAGTCCGTGTCAAGCACGGTCTGCACGCTAATCACTGTCACTGACAATTGCAAGGGTTTATTTGAATTAGGCACATAACCGCAGGTCAGAGGGTATAAATTTCTTTTTGTAAAGCACCAAAAAAACACCCAAACTGGGAAACCGAGACACCCATTCTCCGCTGTGCGACACCACCACTGGCACACACACTGGAGCACCAACAGCTCTGGTCAAAGTGACATACGCATGGTGCAGGCACAGGCTCGCAGTCCTGTCAGATTTTGACCCACCACTGTCAAAAATCAGCTACCAGCGACCTGCTGGTGGTGTGGATCTCGTTGGAGCTGGGAGCTTGCCACACGCATCCAGTTTTGAATGGCAGGTGCCGTGTTCCTGCGGTATTTGCGACCAAGCAAAAGGGCGGGTGCATAAGATCGGCTGGCAGAGGGCAGGGAGGGGGCATCTATCTGTTTGGGTGACAATCGGACTTCGGCGTGTCACTATAAATGATACGTTTTCTGTCGTGTTTAGTACCTGGTCAAACAAGAACCTGTTATAATCTCCTGGTACAGGAGCCCAGGTCCTAGAAACAACAGCTCTGTCGAGCTGTTACCAGGGGAGACATGAACAAACAACAACATGGCAGAACACTGGAAAAGCCTGACACAGGCACAGACGTTGGCTCGTCTGAAATCGACCCTTTTGAAGACGAAACTCCGCTAGTATGTGGACTTGATGAGGTCGATAATTGTGATTCCTGCCAGTAATGTCTAAGCCACATAAGAGGTGGTCTAAACAGCGCCGCTTTGAGGCGGCGGTGTTGCGTGTCATTGATGACGGTTGGACTCAGGTCGAGGCAGCTAAGGAATATGATGTTTCTCGACAGCACCTAAACAAGAAGGTGAAAGAGGCTCGCCTTGAACGTGAGGTTCGGGTGGATGAGGCTAAGGCTAAAATCAAAATTTCGCCTTTGGGTCTTAAGGAGGAACGCAGGGTCGGTACTTTTGAGGAGTTCGATCAAAGATACTTCGGTCATTGGATCTGCCCTGACTGTGATAAGCATCATGAGATGCCCGATTTTCATCGGGACATGGCTGAAGCTTGCCAAGGCGACTATAACCGTGTGTTAATTAATCTCCCTCCGTATCATTCCAAGTCAACGAACGTGACTGTTAAGGACACTATCTATTCGCTGGTCAAGAACCCGAATCTGAGAACTCTTATTGTGTCGAAGTCTCTTCCGTTCGCTCGTACTTTCTTGTATTCGATGAATGAGCTGTTATGCAATCCTGATCTGTATGAAGGAGCGGCAGGAAACCTGATTGACGATTGGGGGCCGTTTAAACCTGAAGGATCTCAAGCTGTATGGAACCAAGAGCAGATCTATGTTGCTGGCAGAATGACCGCTGAGAAAGACCCGACTGTTCAGGTGTTGGGTGTCGGCGCTCAGATTTACGGTAGGCGAGCTGACATCATCAAGTTCGATGACGTTGCTACTTTAGATAACCAAAGAAACCCTGAAAGGGTACAAGACATGCTGGAGTGGATGGATAAAGAAGCTTTGTCTCGTATCGGTAAGAAAGGTAAAGCCATTTGGGTGGGTACTAGAGTTTCGCCAGGGGATGTGTATTCGACTTTAACTAACCGACCTGGTTATAAAGTTTTAAGATACTCATGCATAACAGACGATAACAATGAAGATGTTTTATGGGGGGATCATTTCCCTTATGAGCAGGCGATTGTTCACCGTTCGGAGATGCGCCCTGCCGACTTCCAGTTGGTGTACCAGAATGTGGACATCCCAGGGCTGGGTGCTTCCTTCACTCAAGAGATGCTCGATACTTGTAAGGATTCGTCTAGGACTGCTGGGCATTATGAATCTGATTGGCGTTTGATCGCTGGTCTTGATCCTGCTGGGGGTAATAAAGATTCTGGTTACACAGCGTTTTCTTTAGTGGGCGTGGATTTGCGTACTGGTAAACGCTATTTGGTGGATCAGGTTGCGGTTAAGTCTATGAAGGCTCCTCAGATGAAGGATCAGATTATTTCTTGGACTGAGAAGTACCCTTTGTTTGAGTGGCGTGTTGAGAGTAATGGTTTGCAGTCTCAGTTGGTGCAGTACAACACGGAGATCATTCAGTATCTTGCTAAGAAGGGTGTGAGGGTTGTTCCTCATACTACTCATAAGAATAAGTGGGACCCTCAGTTTGGTGTTGAGTCTATTGCTCCTTTGATGACTGCTGAAATGTTTTCTATCCCTTGGGGTAATGCTCCTACTTGTAAAACTTTCCAGCCTGCTATCGAAGAGTTTGTTGCTTTCCCTATGGGTATGGTTTCTGACAGAGTGATGTCAACTTGGTTCGCTGATCTTGGTTGTCGTGATCTTTTGAGTCGTGCTCATCTTCCGATGTTTAATGAAAGGATGAAGGTGCCTAATCGGATTAAACGCCGTAGGCATGTTGTCGATTTTCAGAATCAGGAAGCTAGGAGGGTCAACTTGTCTGACCAAAGAAGCGGTCACATGGACAGAGGCCAGTGGGGGTATAGAAGACAAACTTTAGGTACTCCGCAGGCGCATGAGGATGTTGAGGAGTATGATGAAGAGAAAGGTCCTAAGTTTGCTAATGTAGAAGGATACGTGTCAGATAAGTGACACTTTATTTCTTCACGGCGGGAATGTATTGTTTAAAGATAGAAAGAACGTAAAAGCGTTTAAGAAAGCGCAGGAAAAAGCTGGGGACGATGAGATCGTCTGCGGCACTTATGACGATAATGGAGAACCTTTGTATTTCACAGCACCGAGAGGAACGTCAGAAGAAGAGATCAGAAATCTCGCTTTTGCAGCTAAGAACGGTAGGCCATTATCTCTCTTAGAAAACGGATTATTAGATATGGCAGAAGAACGGAAAAAGTAGATGCTTGATTTAGACAAACTGCCTGCTATGTATAGTGCTTGGAGGACACGGTACGAAGAGCGTGATCTCAGAATTGATATCATTGATCGTACTGTCAAGGGTGACTTTGATGAGTTTGACCCTGATGAGGAGAATGTAACCAGCCGATCACCTAACCTTATTCAGGTGGCGTTGGAAGACACTGCTGAGGCAGCGTCTGTCATTCCTACTATCAGAGTTCAACCTTCTAAAGCCACACAGGCTTCCAAGAAGGTAGCTTCTCGAATGGAAAGAGTAGCTACTTCGTACATGCAGGCAAACGGCATCGACCTTCTTATACCTAGAGCTGTTATGGATATGGCAGCTTATGGTTATAGTGTTTGGTCGATTAGCCCTGATTTTGAACAGAAGATGCCTCTTATAGAGAGGCGTGACCCTCGCACTTGTTACCCTGAACCAGGGTTCAGACCAGGTGACACTGTGAAGAGGGTGATGTTTGGAAGGGAGGTGTATTTCTCTCAACTACCAGACATGTATAAAGACAAGCTCGTAGAGTATGTCGGTGCTAATGGGTTGGGTGAAGTAGACGACAACACAAAAGTAGTTTTAGTTGAATACTATGACGATCACGAATATGTGCTTTGCGGCATGTACCAAGGTAATCATGACACTTTTCACCGATTCAGCTCAGGGGATTACGCTCTTTATCCAGTGGAGTTAGAACGTATCGAGAATCCGCTAGGTGTTTGCCCTATTGTTATAGGTTCAAGAATTACTTTGGATGGGGAGTTCCGAGGACAGTTCGACCAAGTCGTAGGTCTTATGGAAGCTCACATCAGGTTGATGTCTATGGTGTTGGATTATGCAGATCAAGCAGTGTATTCCGACATTTTTGTTAAAGACTTGATTGGGGAAATGCCGTATGGTGGCGGTGCGTACATTGAATTAGGACCGCAAGGTGCTATTGGTCGTGTCCCTCCAGCGGTGTCCTCACTTAATGTTCAAGCTGACATGGCTCAACTTATAGAAGGTATTCACCTTGGGGGTAGGTGGCCTAAGTCACGACCAGGCGAAATCGATCAGAGTATAGCTTCGGCTAAGTTCTTAGAGTCGTCTGTCGGAATGATGAACACGGCTATCCGCACATACCATCAGTTGCTGCAATCTAAATTAGAGAAAGCTCTTCGGATTGCTTGCATGGTGGATAAGAATTATTTCCCTGGTGAAAAAGTAGCTGGCGGTGTGTTACGAAACCAAGAGTTCTTGGAAGAGTACAGCGCTGGTAAAGATATTGATATGACTAACAGGCTAAGAGTCGAATATGGTCTTGGTATGGGTAGAGATCCTGCTCAGTCTGCTGTGTTGCACATCCAGTATTCTCAAAACGAATTTGTTTCTAAAGAGTTTGTTCAGGAGAATCTTGATGGTTTAACAGATGTAGCGAGAGAGCAGGCACGTATTGATGCTGAGAAGTTCCGTGCTATGGCGTTAGCTAAGTTGTTGCAAGGTTTGGAACAGGGAACTATCCCTGATTCGGCTCTTGTTGAGATAGCAAGGTCACGTATGCAGGGTGACGAGTTGTTTGATTTGTTCGACAAGTTTGTTGTTAAACCTCAAGAAGAACAGCAGGCTCAGATGTTGCCTGCTATGGCTGGTGCAGGTTTACAAGCAGGCGCTCCTATGGGTGGGCCTCAAGGACCTGTTCAAGGAGCTCCACAAGGAGCGGATCTTTTAGCAAGAATAGGCGCACCAGCAGGGCCTGGTGGAATGTTAGGAGCAGAGGTACGTGGCTGAACCAGATCTAGAAAAAACGCCGACACAAAACATGTCGGTTAATAAACCTGAGTCTGGTACTTATGGTGAGCGAGCTGAGACTGATCGTTTAAAGAAGGAGCTTCCTTCTTCTGGTGGTCCTGTCGAAGGTCAACAACAAGCACCTCCAAGAGCTCAAGCTTCCCCTAATCGTCCTCCTGTAAATATGCCTATTCCAGAAGAAGCAGGACCTACAGGTGTTCCTAATGTGATGATGCATCAAGGTAAAGGGTTAAATCCTGTTATGCCTTCTTCTGGTGGTGTCATGGCAGGGCCAGAAAATGTTGCTCAAGCTCGAATAGCTCTTTTGGATTCTTTAGCTAATAGTAGAGAAGTCTCTGAAGAAACTAGAGAGTGGGCTCAAGTAGTTTTAGAGATGTTGTTAGATGGCTCACGTTCCTGAACACATTGAAGAAGTACCTGTAGAACCGCCGCAACAAGGCAGAGAAACTCTTTTAGAGACTTACGGCAAGAACCCTATAAAAGGTTTAGCTAAGACAGCAAATATGTTTATGCCTACTTGGTTGTCAGGGCAGCAACAAGGGGAACTTTCTTTAGGGGACACTGCAAAAAGTATGGTTGAGTGGACTCCTGTAGTGGGAGATCTTCTTGATCTTAAAGAAGGCACTGATTTTCAAAATGATTTAGATCCTCTTGAGAGAGGGTTAGCTATTTTCGCTGGTTTAGGTGTAGGTACTGTTGCTGTTAGAATTCCAATATTTTCTGTCGTACCTGCTCCTGGTGTCGAATATACTAATTCCTCACCAGTAACAAAGAAGTGATTAGGAATAGTAATAGCATTTGGTACTT